TTGGCGGGACAGGAACAGTCAGTGGTTTATCACTTACAGGTTCGGTATCAACAACGGGAAATCTTACATTGGGCGGCACATTAGCTGTTGCCAATGCAAGCACGACTGCAACCGACTTGAATACTGCCTCGACCATTGTCGCTCGGGATGGCTCTGGTAACTTTTTTGCTGGAACCATTACAGCAGCTTTGACTGGCAATGCAACAACTGCTACATCTGCTACATCTGCTACAACCGCAGGAACAATTACAAGCCAAGCAAACAGCGCAACGATTACTGCTGCAACTACAAGCACGGCCTCAACTATTGTTCTTCGAGATGCTTCAGGGGATTTTGCAGCCGGAACAATTACTGCTGCCTTGACTGGCAATGCATCAACCGCTACATCTGCTGCAACCGCAGGAACAATTACAAGCCAAGCAAACAGCGCAACGATTGCTGCTGCAAGCGCAAACACTGCGTCTACTATTGTTCTTCGAGATGCTTCAGGGGATTTTGCAGCCGGAACAATTACCGCATCTTTAACAGGTAACGCATCAACAGCAACATCTGCAACCACTGCGGGATCAATTACAAGTCAGGCTAACAGCGCAACAATTACTGCCGCAACTGCGAACACTGCATCTACTGTTGTTCTTCGCGACGCTTCGGGAAACTTTTCAGCCGGAACAATTACAGCAGCTTTGACTGGCAATGCATCAACTGCAACCGCTGCGGGATCAATTACAAGTCAGGCAAACAGTGCAACTATTGCAGCGGCGACTTCAAGCACGGCTTCAACTATTGTTCTTCGAGATGCCTCCGGGGATTTTGCTGCCAATACGATTGGTGCAGTCAATGTAAATATTTCAGGAACAATAACTCCGCAACTTACAAAATCAAAAGTTTATCAAGACTTTGTTTCCAGCACGACTGCAAATTCAGCAACGACTAATATTGATTTGTCCTTGGGAAATACATTTGTAGTGACGATTTCTGCAAATACAACACTTGCATTTCTCAATCCACCGTCAGGAACAGATGTAACTTCATTCACGATTATTACGCTCAACGATGGTACTGGTGGTTATGCCGTTTCGTTCCCTGCTTCAGCAACTTGGGCAGGGGGTCAATTGCCAACAAGAACTACTGCGGCAAATAAACAAGACCTTTGGACTTTCTTTACTCGAAATGCGGGTACACAGTATGTCGGCACATTGTCCATCGCAAACTTCTAAGGTACACAATGAAGCTTGCAAAAAACCTACTCAGACAGAAAACGCGAGCAACGGTTTTTCAAACCGTTACATTTAACGCTCCTGGAATTTATTACCCACCGTATGGTAGGTCGGCTTTTTTACTGCAGGGTCAAGGTCAGCCGGGTAACTATGCAAGCGGCGGTAATTACGCCAGCATGAATCCAAATTCCGGTGCTAATTACGCTAATACGAACCCAGGCACTCCGCCTAGTTACGTAAGTACCAACCCAAATTCAGGCGGTAATGCCGCTAACACAAACCCCGTAACAGGCGGCAATTTCTCCAGCACAAATCCTGTAACAGGTGGCAACTACGCTAACACGAATCCTGTAACAGGTGGCAACTACGCTAACACGAACCCCGTAACAGGAGGTAATTACGCCAATACAAATCCTGTAACAGGCGGCAACTATGCCAATACAAATCCTGTAACGGGGGGCAATTACGTTAGTACTAATCCTGTAACAGGCGGCAACTACGCCGGAGTGAATCCAAACTCGGGCCCCAATTATTCTGGAATGAATGCCGCCACAGGCGGAAACTATGCCGGTGTGAATGCCGACACTAACCCTACTTACGCAGGTACTAATCCGGGTTCAGGTGGCACCTATGCTGGTGAAAACCCCGGCTCTCCCGGCAATTACTCTGGCATGAATGCAAATTCAGGCGGAAATTATGCTGGTGAGAATGCTGGATCGGGTGGAAATTATGCCGGTGCTAATCCCGGATCGGGTGGCAATGCTGCAACTAATCCATCTACTCCCGGCAATCCTGTGGGAACGCTTTATCAATATTTTTCACCTTATCTGGTTGACTCTTATAACGAATACCCCGGCGTTGTTTTTGCAGCTTCTACTTACTCAGACAATAACTCTGTTCCCGGATATCTTTATGTTGCTCAATATGGCACATATTATACTGCAAGCACTCCAGGAAATGCTTATACAAACCCTTACGTTCCGGGTAACGCTTACTATAATCCGTATACCCCGGGTAATGCTTACTATAATACTTATTTTCCCGGCAATCCCAATTATAATCCCTACACTCCAGGCAACGCCTACTTTAATCCGTATGTAGCCGGTAATGCTAACTATAATCCTTATGTAGCCGGTAATCCCAACTATAATCCATATTATCCCGCCAATGCAAACTATAATCCTTATGTAGCCGGTAACCCCAACTATAATCCATACGTACCGGGGAATGATAACTACAACCCGTATGTACCGGGGAATCCTAATATCAATGCCTACGTGCCGGGAAATGATAATTACAACCCATACGTACCAGGGAATCTTAACTACAACCCTTATGTAGCCGGTAACGATAATTACAACCCGTATGTTCCGGGGAATGCTAATTACAACCCGTATGTTCCGGGGAATGCTAATTACAACCCCTATTATCCTGGCAATCCATCGTCACCTAGTTCAGCACTGGGCGTGACTTTGCCCGGTGGCAGCAGCGATTCATCCGCACCTGTTATTGGTTATGTGCCGGTAGTCATTCAATACTCCAATAGTGGAACCCCCGTTACTGTACCAACAGGCGGTTATGTCTTAATTCAAAACACACAGCCATGAAACAAATTCCAGACATGAACCGCATTCCAGAAATGCACACCGCATTAGACAACTTCATTGTTTACCAAAATGGTTTTAATGAAGATGAATTAAGCAGAATCATTAATTTTGGAGAATTGGCTGAATTTCAAAAAGGTGAAGTTGGCTCGGGCAAGGAAGCAAAAGTTTCAGAGGATACCAGAGAAACAGATATTACTTGGTTACACCCACATCCCGACACGCAGTGGATTTATGAACGGATGTCAAGCATTGCAGCAAAAATCAATCACGATAAATTTCAATTTGATTTAAGCCACTTTCAACCGTTTCAATATGGTAAGTACAAAACAAACGGACATTACAACTGGCACTTTGATTCAGGCCCCAATATGCCGGAACATAGAAAACTATCATTTGTGCTTGGATTGGTTGACCCTAATGGATACGAAGGGGGAGAGTTTCAAATAAATACAAATGGAAATTCTGATAAAGCGCATAGCTTTAAGATTCTCAAGGGAGATTTAATTGTATTCCCAGCTTTTATGGGGCATCGAGTTACACCTGTTACATCCGGTGAACGAATGACTTTAACAGCATGGGCTATCGGTCCTAAATTCAGGTAAATACAATGAACTTAATCTCAATATTTAAAACGCCAGTCATTGAGTTTTTTTGTGATGAGCGCTATTTTGGCGTTGCACCAAACCCATGTCCCGCTAGTAAAAATATACCGGAGTGGTTTAAACAAATTCCTCCGATTAGCAAAACTACTAGAGACTCATTTTCAAGACCTGCATTGAACGCAAAGAAATGTTTGCCAATGCTTGATGCAATGACCATTGGTTTCACGATGCCGTTAGCAATTAGCCAACACATCAAATCAAATCATGATTTATCAAAAATTGAAATTTGTTCAACATCAACAAATTTTGATAGAGCCGTTGAAAGGCATAGCTTGGAGCAAGTAGGCAATGCTGAAGTTTTTGGTAAAGCTGATCCAGTCAAGTTCATTAACCCGTGGGTTGTAAAAACCGCCCCCGGATGGTCAACTTTATTTATACCGCCTATCAACAGTACAGAGGATAGATTTATTTGTTTGGGTGGGTTAGTTGATACAGATAAATATCCAAAGCAAGTTAACTTTCCAGCAAGATGGTTAAAGCCTAATTTTGATGACACCCTTGTTGCGGGAACACCTTTGGTAACAGCGATACCCATCAAACGGCAACACGTAGAACATGTCGCTCGTCAAATGACTGATGCTGAAGCAAAAGAAATTGACAGGATCAGACGTTGCCAAGATAGCAGAAGTCACTACTACACCCAAGAATTGAGATGCCCCCGATGATGGCGCACGTCCGTTCTTGGTTTAGTCCTGCACCTGAAATAACATTCAGGCCACACTCGGGAGCACCTCAAGTTTCAAAGATTACGCGAATTCAATTGGCAAGCGAAGTTACGCCAAGTTGGTTAGCTGATCAAAAGAATTACGAAAACAGCAGAGAAAAGTTTCAAAATTGTCCCGGTATGCACGACCTTATGAGGGCCGGTTATATCATCAACGCATGGGATGACATTAGGATAAAAGCGAATCGGGTTGGGACTATTGCTAAATTGACTATGTCTTTTACTCCTCAGTTGCAAGCAATGAGTCCTAAAGTTGTGACTGGTATCGCGCCAATTGAGAAAGATATGCCATTGCAGGTATACAAATTAAATTCACCTTGGAGCATCACTACACGCGCCGGTTGGTCAGCAATGGTTTTACCCGCAACTTTCCATTCACCCTTTTTCAAAGACTTGTATGTTTACGGTGGCATCAATGATTACGAAGATTTTCACATCATGAATTTCATTTTTTCACCGCTACGTGAGTGTGAAGTTTTTATCCCAGCAGGGACTCCTTTGCTGCAAGTCATTCCATACAAACGCGAATCTTTGAAAGCCGTAACTGGCTCATCAACGCAACATGACCGTGATATTTATCACTTTTCTTTTCCTACGCGAGTACGGGCGGCGTATAGAAAATTATTTCACCACCGTAAAACTTACACACTGGAGCATCAAAAATGATAATTTATTACTGCATTGAAAAAGACACAAAAAAAGCTTTATCTGCCGGGTTCTTAAAAGACACATGGGGAACAATTACCGGGATGAAAGATTTGGGCGAGCAAGAAGTTTATAACTTAACTTGGGCTAATTATCCCAATCATGGTTTCATGACTTTGTCAGCCGCTTTGGCATATGGTGTACTGCAAGAAGAGTTAGATGCTGCAAAAGTACTTGGTTCTGTATTTCAATCTGATTATGTAAGAGCAGATAGGGTTGTCCGTTTGGCAGCGACTGATTGGAGGTTTCGTACCGACCAACAACCGGCGCAAGATTGGATTGACTATTGCCAAGCACTACGCGACATCACGGATCAAACTGGATTTCCTTGGGAAATCAATTGGCCTGTTGAGCCATTAGTGGGGTAAACCATGAGCACACAGACACCAGCATGGCAGAGAAAAGAAGGCAAGAGCCCCACGGGTGGTTTAAACGATAAGGGTCGTGCAAGCGCCCGTGCTGAAGGCATGAACCTAAAAGCACCCGTTAAGTCGGGGGATAACCCACGTAGGGCCAGCTTCCTAGCAAGGATGGGTGGTGCGCCTGGACCAGAGCGCGACTCTAAGGGCGCCCCAACTAGGCTTTTGCTGTCATTGAACGCTTGGGGCGCATCTTCTAAATCAGATGCCAAGTCAAAAGCAAACGCAATATCCGCAAGGAATAAGAAATGACTGACTTGGCATGCCAGTAATAACACACACGCTAACGTGTTAGTGTTGTAAACTGCTGGTATGTAGGTTCTAAAAACACTAGCTAATGCACTTGCCAACACAGATCATGTCACCCGAACAACGCGCTGAATTCATAGGGGAGCTAATGCTCCGAATCAACTCCGTTAACTCGTTGACAGACGAGGAGCTACGTTGGGTCAGGCTGGCTATTGAGAAGGAAGCGCAGTCCATAGCGCTTCGTAAAGCAATTATTGAGAAAACTTTGACTTCATTAATCTGGATGCTGGTCGTCGGGGTGGGGTACATATTTGTAGATTTTATTCGGCGGCACGGGATTAAGTAAAAGCAGGAAAAGGCTATGAATGCGTCTGCTTTTTCTTCTTCTGCTGCTACTGGGGTTGGTCGGTGCCGCAGCCAAAGATGGATGTCATGTCCGAGAGTTCTGGTCGATTGCTCACAGCATTCACAACCCTTCAGAGCGCCATCAGCAACTCTCGATGTGGCTGACAAACAATGCGAGGTTTTGCAGAAGTCAAGATTTAGCAGTCATTTGGAACAACTTGGCAATGTGGGCTGGCACAGCAGATTCATCAGAAGTCAGAGCCAAAGTTATTCATGGATACAAAGATGCGCTTGAACGTGAAAAGAAATGATCCCGCCCCTGTACAAGTGGTATCCCATGGTTCAGCCAGAAGGTTACCCGACCAAGACAGATGCGCTTGAGCGTAGGGCTGAACGTATGCAGGAAGAATATGCGCAAGCGTTAAAGATGAAAAAGATGGACAACAAAATTGACGCTATTGAGTTTGAGTTGTATGTGAAGAAGGCAGAACACAACCAACTTAGCCTTGAGATTTTTACCAACCGAAAAGTGGACATATTGGTGTAAACATGGTCACAAAGAAACCCCCAGCCAAAGTGGCGCCCGTTAGGCGCAGAGCGCCTACGCCTAAGGCAGAGCAGACAATCAACGTGTCTGTAGCTGCCCCAGCTGCGGCCAAGACTGAAGCTAAGAAAGACGAGAGCACCGTTGGCAAGATCATCGGCCTGATCGAGTGGGTGGATAACCCATTCAAGTTGTTCACAGTCATCTTGCTGGGCTTCTTGGTTTTCGCTGGCTATTTTGCGTGGGACTCTCGTCAAGTGCTTTTGCACGCTATCACCACCCAGGACAAGATGCCGCAACTGGTCAAGCAAGACGAGCTGCTCATACCGGCCCGCAGCTTACTTAAAGATGTGGACGGCTTGGTGCTCCTGGTTCACAAGGCTAATCTTTCAACTAACAGCCGTACCACAGTGCTGGCTCTTAACGCCGATGGCACACGTGAGAAGACGATGGAGGGCACCGTGACGTCTCTCTTTAATGCCAGCGCAGATCGCAATGCTGCCATGGTGGCCATGCTGAACAACGAGGTTCTCTGCGAAGAGTTTAACCCGTCGAGCAAAGTGGGAGAGTGGGGCGCCAAGCAAGGTGTGCGTTATATGTGCCGTGGCTCTATACCACCCGATCCGGGAAAGTTTGCGGGGTATGTAGCCGTTGGATTTAAAGAAAAGCCAGAGGATATTGCAGCGCTTAAAACCCGCATCAATCTGGCAGCAACTGATATGTCGGAGGATTGATTATGTTAGATATTCTTAGCGGTGGTATTTTAGGCTCTGTTTTTGGCGGCTTGTTTCGCATGGCCCCTGAGGTGCTGAAGTTCTTTGACAAGAAGAACGAGCGGCTGCACGAACTTAATATGTTTGCCCGTCAGTGCGAACTAGAAACCCTGCGCGGTCAGCAGAAGTTGGCTGAGATTGGGGCACAACGAGAGGCGGCTGTAGATGTAGGGGTCATGGATGCGTTTCAGTCTGCAATAGAACAACAAGCCACAATGGTTAAAGCCGTTGGTGGTTGGGCGGCTAGTTTGTCTGCATCTGTTCGTCCTGTTGTTACATACTGGATTCTTTTGGTCTGGAGTTTGGCGCATTTTTGGTATGCGTGGACTGGCTACCGAACTGGCCTCGATCCAACAGAAGTGTTTAAACTTTTTATGTCTCCTGACTTCTCGGCACTCTTGGCTGGAACAATTAACTATTGGTTCCTCGATAGAACTCTAAAGCAGCGCGGGTTATGAACTTAGCACTAGCCGCAGAGATGTGTAAACGGTTTGAGGGCTTTCGCTCCAAGCCGTATCTTTGTCCTGCCAACGTAGCCACGATTGGTTACGGTTCTACCTACTACGCAGACAAGCGCAAGGTGACTTTAGAAGATACACCAATGAGTCAAGAAGAGGCGCACGCTCTTTTGATGATTGAGTTAGAACATACATACTTGCCCGGTGTGTTGCGTAATTGCCCCGGCTTGATTACAGACGTTCGTAAGTGCAACGCCATCGTGGATTTTGCCTACAACTTGGGCACCGGGCGTCTCCAAACTTCTACATTGAAACGAAAGGTCAACGCCCAAGATTGGGAAGGAGCTAAAGAACAGCTCATGCTATGGACTAGAGGGGGCGGCAAGGTATTGCCCGGACTACTTAAACGCCGCACGGCTGAGTGCGCATTGCTGGATTAATATGACTACCCTAAGACTATCGGGCTTTACCGGAGAAAACCGGGCGATACATCCTATCCTCTTGTCCGAGACAAGCGGCGTTACATCGCTAAATCAAAAGCCTGGGCGCGGTGATTTTCGGCCTTGGAAAGCTCCTCTTAACGTGGCAGTCGTGCCTTCAGGTCGCCAAACAATCTACCGTATGGGGCGCGATGTTGCATCAGATACAAACTATTGGCTAACCTGGACAACTGACGTACACGTTGTTCGTGGACCTAATGCAAGCGATTCCGCTGAACAAACCTATTTCTCAGGGAGCGGTACTCCCAAATGGACAGACACAACGCAAGCACTTGCAACGTATCCATATCCAACTGCGGCTCGTGAATTGGGCATACCCGCACCTAATGCGGCTTGTACATTAGCGCTTATTACGGTCACCCTAGCTGCTGGGTCTTTTACCATAGCAAACGTCTACATAATAGCAACGGTTGGAACAACCGACTTCACCCTAATTGGGGCAACGGCTAATACAGTTGGCTTATCGTTTACAGCTACCGGCGTTGGCTCAGGTACTGGCACTTGCACCAGTGGTAATTTACTTACCGAGACGCGCTACTACACCTACACCTACGTAACTGATATTGGCGAAGAAAGCGCACCTAACGCTTCGCCAACCTCTATCACATGTAAAACTGATGCTACCTTAACGGTATCAAACCTTGCGGCGGTTCCTAACGGTAATTACGGGGTAAACCGCATTCGCATCTATCGCACTCAGACAGGCGCAGCAGGGGATACCGACTTTTTCTTTCTTCGTGAAATTTCCTCGACGCTAACTTCCACTACCGATGACGGTCGCTCACTCGCTGAAGTGATGCCCTCGACCACATGGCTGCAGCCCCCTGCTGATCTGTCTTGGTTGACGGGGCTTTGGAACGGCATGATGGCCGGCATAAGCGGTCGCTCGGTCCGTTTTTGTGAAGCGTATAAGCCTTACGCTTGGCCCATTGCATATGAGATTCTGCCCACTGAAGTTACGCCCGTGGCGTTGCGTACATTCGGGCAATCGCTTGTTATTTTGACCAATGGTTCCCCCATTGTCGTAACGGGAGGCTCGCCTGATGCAATGGATGAGCAGCCAGTCGAGTTCTACCAATCTTGCGTAGCGCCTTTGTCAGCCGTTGATATGGGCTATGGTGTAGCTTGGGCGTCACCTGATGGGCTAGCGTTTATTGGGCCGGGTGGACCCAAGATGCTGACCGAGGGCGTGATGACAAGAGATGATTGGCAAGCAATCAACCCCTCAAGTATTGTCGGTTGTATGTATGAGCGAAGATACCTTGGTTTTTACACAGTCGCAGGTGTACGAAAAGGCTTCGTGATGGACCCAATGAATCCTGGCGGCTTGTACTTTATGGACTTCGGCGTAGACGCCCTGTACCTTGATAGCTTGCAGGACACGTTGTATGTGCTGGATGGCGTCAATGTGCAGAAATGGGATGCCTCAAACACTTTTAAAACTGCAACTTTTAGGGGCAAGTTAAACCAACTGCCCAAACCTATGTGCGACTTTGCATGCGCGGAAGTTATAGCTGAAAGCTACCCTGTTACGTTTAGCCTTTATACCGACGGCGCGTTGAAATACACCTGTCAAGTCGCTGATAAAAATCCATTTAGATTGCCCAGCGGTCGCCACTGTCAGACGGCCCAGATTGAAGTCTCTACAACCGGAGCAGCAATTCAAGGTATTGCGATTGCGCACTCCATGAGAGAGATTTCTGGATCATGAGCGAAGACAGCCGTAAAGACTTGCCACCGGTCACGTCTCCAAACTTTCTGGAAAAGGTCCGAGAGGCCCTTGGGGTCTACCTTGGCAATAGGGGGGACGCGCTAGACCGAGGAGTTACTCTGCGGGATTTGACAGACTCCGGCATGGTGACATTGCGTCCAGGCTACAACGGCAGCGGTAGTAAAACTAGAACTCCGATTTTGGGAGTTGGCACTGCCGTTGTAACTACACCTTATGAGCCTGACTTAACTCCACCCCCAACTCCAACTGGCTTCACCGTAACGCCCGCTATCACTAGCCTGTTCGTCGAATGCGATTCTCAAATATACGCTCAAGGGCATGGTCACGCCAAGAGCGTTGTGTACGGTGCAACTTGGGTTTCGGGGGCGCTTCCTGTTTTTGCCAACGCGGTTGTGATTGACGAATTTACTGGGACCGTTGTCAGCTCTGCAACTAACCCAGCGACAACATGGCATCTTTGGCTGAAGTGGGTGACGGTGGATGGGGTGTATTCGGTTGTGCCTGCTGGTGGAACCAACGGCGTTGTGGCAACTACTGGTCAGGACGTAAGCAAACTTTTAACCGCGTTAAACGGCGCAATCACGTCCTCTCAACTTTACGCAGCCCTTGGCACTCGCATCAATCTTATTGATGATTCGTCTGCTACTGCTGGTTCCGTCAACGCTCGTGTTTTGGCTGAAGCTACCGCTCGCGCCACTGCCTTAGCAAACGAAGCTACGGCTCGCGCCACAGCCTTATCGAATGAAGCTACGGCTCGCGCCACTGCCTTAGCAAACGAAGCTACGGCTCGCGGTGCCGCCATTTCAAGCGAAGCCACTATTAGGCAAACTGCGGATACTTCTCTTGCTAGTGACATCACAACAATTACTGCGTCTGTCAACGGTAATGCGTCTGCAATTCAGACGGAAGCTACTGCTCGGGCCACAGCAGACAGCGCCGAAGCTACCGCACGCCAAACTCTGGCCGCTAGAGTTACAAATACTGAGACAGGTTTAACTGCAGCACAAGCCTCGATAACGACAGAGTCCTCAACCCGCGCTAGTGCAGATTCAGCTACTGCCTCTCAAATTTCTGCTCTGACTTCAACTGTAGGTGCAAATACTTCCGCAATCACCACGGAAGCTACAGCTAGAGCTAGTGCAGATTCGGCTATAGCCTCTCAAATTACCGCACTGACTTCAACTGTAGGTGCAAATACTTCCGCAATCACCACGGAAGCTACAACTAGAGCTAGTGCAGATTCAGCTACTGCCTCTCAAATTTCTGCACTGACTTCAACTGTAGGTGCAAATACTTCTGCAATCACCACGGAAGCTACAACTAGAGCTAGTGCAGATTCAGCTATCACAGGGCAGATCACAACTTTGTCAGCTACGGCAGGCGCTAACACTTCTGCTATTCAGACAGAGGCCACAACCCGAGCTAGCCAAACTGGCGACTTGTTTGCTAAGTACACCGTCAAGCTTGACGTCAACGGGTATGTTTCAGGGTTTGGATTGGCTAGCACGGCTAATAATGCTGCGCCTTTTAGTAGTTTTATTGTTCGTGCTGATAACTTTGCTATAGCTGCGCCTACTGGCCCTGGCATCTCCCCCTTAACGCCTTTCACCGTTACAACAACAACTCAAACAATTGATGGTGTATCAGTTCCCCCAGGTGTCTATATTGACGGCGGTTACATTAAGGGCGGAAGTATCGACGGTTCTAAGATTACCGGTGGAACAATTACTGGCTCTAAGCTCATCAGCGTTTCGGCTGACAAGATCACTGGCGCAGCTCTGCTAAACACAAGTTACATTGAAAGCGCCAGTTTTGTTACAGGCACATCAGGCTGGAAGATTTTTGGCAACGGTACGGCGGAGTTTGCCGCAGCTTCTATTCGTGGACAGCTATCTGCGGGGCAGATCAATACTAACGGTCTAATAATTAGAGATGCTGGGGGCACGCCCATTTTTGGTTCTGGGTATCCGCTCAGCTACACCAGTATTACAGGAACTCCTACCCTTGGGCCGCTGGCTACTTCAAGCACCATTCCCTACTCAAGCGTAACGGGGACTCCTACCCTCGGAGCTTTAGCTACACAAGCTACCGTTAACTGGAATACGCAGATTACAAACATACCCGGCTTTGGCGGGTTTGCTTTCTTAAGCACGATTACCAGCGCCAACATTGGCACGTTCATGGGCCCGACGGCGATTACAAACGCTTACATCGCCGATGCCGCTATTACCAGTGCCAAAATTTTAGATGGAGAGGTAACGAACGCCAAGATTGGCGGAGCCATTCAGTCCACAAATTATTTATCATTTGCCACGTATGGCGCGTATGCTGCTGGGTGGAGGATTGATAAAGCAGGTACTGCTGAGTTCAATGATATTACGGTTCGCTCTGGTCAAGTCACTGGCGCATTGATGACGGCGTTTAAAGTAAATTCTTACAGCGGACTGTATGTCGATATTAGCTACGGCTCTCCGGTCTCTACCACCAACGGCCCGTACTATCTAAACGGAGCAGGTGAGCCTTTGTATCTTGTATACCAAGGCGTGATGCCTGCTCCAGCTACAGCACCTCATAAAATAGCGATTGCCCTCAACGTTCAAGCAATAGCAGGAGCATCTCAAAAAGACCTTGGCGTAAAACTTTTTGTTGACGCGAACTTTACAGGGGGTAGCAACGTTACGGCTTCGGAATCAATCGCGTACAACACTGACTCAGGTACGTTTGCTATCTCTACCAATGCGGCCGGCGTCACAACTAGCACTTACGCTGCAGCTACAACTTGTATGGTTTTTGTGACTGGCTACAACGCAGGGTACACCGTTCAGAGTATTGATGGTCTAGCGTGGGGAGTACGTTAATGGATACGCAATGGGTTAAATTTGAAAACGGACAGATTGTGTTTGGTCCAAGCACCTACAAGCATGACGATACTTACGTAGAGTACGTAGAAGCAATTAACCTTGTAAAACCTTACTCTCGGGTTAATGTGGCAACTGCCATGGTGGACGGGAAGTGCGTCAAAACCGTCACCAGTATTACTGACTATCGTGTTCAGCGGGAAGCTGAGTACCCACCGATCGCCGACTACCTAGATGGAATTGTTAAAGGTGACCAATCTCAGATTGACGCCTACGTTGCGGCGTGCCAAGCCGTTAAAGCCAAGTACCCGAGACCAGCGTAACAAGTCGTAAAGCGCTGAAGTTTGCTTTAAAAAGTCAACACACACTAACGTGTTAGCTTATAATTTGCTATATTTTTGGAGTAAGCATGCCCGACTCACGTTTTCTTGCTGAAGGCGCCCAGAGCGTTTGTGGCTCCCTAATCTACAAGAATAAAGAAGTAGGCTTGTACAGGCACGGCAGCTTCAGCATCAACGCGCTCGGGGTAGAACTCCTTGCTGGGCTGGAGCAGATCACCGATGCGGTGGTCAAGCCTACCCGAACCCGTAAGCCCAAAGCCGATACCGACCCTGCGTTAGTCGAAGAAGTGCCGGGTGAATAAGTGAACGGGCTGTTTTCTCAGTTGCTAAGAGGTAATGAGAGCGCCGTTGCGCTTTGCCTGCTGGTGTTTGATTGGGCCAATGACTACGACCACTTAGTTGACGGAGACCTCCCTGAGGCGGATAGGGAAGCTGTGCTGCACCGCGCCATGTGGACGCTGTTGGGGGGGATGCAAACCAATGATTTTTATAGGCAATATCAGGACGAACTTCTGGTGACTCTGGCAAACGGGGTTTCAACTTGGCGCACATCCACCCTACTGCAGCGCGGAACTAACCCTAAAGGCCACGAGCTAGCCCATGTAATGCGGTGGGCTCCAGTGGAATTTTTTATACATTGCGCTCGAATTGTTGGCGGAGAAGCTTGGGTCCAAGAAGTAGCCCCCGGCTTTTGGTTAGCCATGACACAAGATCATTCATTTGAACAGTTTGCACGCGAGTGCGGAGGATAGAACTATGGGATGGGGACCATCAGCACCGGATATGTCAGGAGCCAATGAAGCTGCCCGAGCAGGCATAGCTATGAATAAAGAGCAATTCGATTACTGGAAAACAGTAACTAACCCTCGCGCTTTGGCTCAAGAAGATGAAATGATTGCGCAAGGTAAAGATCAGCTAAAACGGTCGAACGAAGCTCAAGAATTTCAGATGGGGTTGACCAAGAAATACGACCAGCGATTTTGGGACAAGCAAGCCCCCATGCAAGATAGCCTGACCAAAGAAGCCAACGATTACAACGAAGCGGCTAACGTAGACAAGATGTCCGGTCAGGCCGGAGCAGATGTCGAAACGGCGTTTGGCGCGGCGCAGGCTCAGCAGCAGCGCGGCCTTAACAGGTCGGGGGTAAACCCTAGGTCGGGTCAAGCGTTGGCAATGGGCAACCAAACTGCAATTGCTATGGCGTCTGCCCGAGCAAACGCCGAAAACAAAACCCGCGATGCCGCCAAATTGATGGGGCACAGTTTGAAACTCGACGCTAATGCCGCGATGGCCGGCCTATCTGGATTTAGTTCAGCCGCGAACTCGGCAGCACAAAACTGGAGCGGCAACGGTATGGCTGCAGGACGTATGGGCATGGACGGTATCTATGCCGCCAGCAGCATGGCGAATTCTTCGACGGGCGGAGCCGCCGCCGGTATGTACGGCGCGAGCAGTCAGCTTCGCTCGAACGCAATCGAGTCTGCTAAGTCTCCAGGCTTCGATGCAGCGATGGGATTAGTAGCAGGCGGTATGAAGATGTACGGCTCAATGTACTCTCCCGTCAAACCGGGATAAGGAACTAACATGGCTACTGATTATTTCAAGATGATGCAAAGCGTCCTTGGCTCTTATGCCGATGGACGCGAAGAGGCTCGCCTACGTCAGAGGCAAGTTGATGCTGATACCAGAGCGGTCACTGTGTTTGACCAGTCGCAGGAGGCTTACAAACGCGACAAAACCCAGCGCGACATGGTAGACGCTGCGCACACTAAGCTTAGCGGCCTCTCGGCTAACGGTGTAGAAATTCCTGAGTCTGCGGGCTTGGATCAACCCCCCGTGCAACCTCGAGCAGATGGTTTAGCTGTTAACCTGGCTCAAGACGTGGCGCCAACTAGAGTCCCAGCGCAGTCTCAAGCTAATGGTTTAACTCTTTCTCCAGCTCAAGACGATGCGCTAACTCGAGCTAACCCTGTGCCTACAAAAAGGTATCGCCCTGCGACTGACTTAGAAATTAACCGGGGGCAGTACAACGTTGCGGTAGCTAGTCGAGATATGAATGCTCAGCAAAACCTGCAAACCCAGCACCGCGAACTCCGAATAAGAGATGTTCACAACACAGTTGGCAAACTTACCCCCGAGGAGTTGGTTAAAGAAGCTGCTGGTGTAAATGTGACCGGCGACATTCCAATGATTTATACGGGCAAGGACAAGAACGGGTACACCTTTATGACGACCGATAGTGCAGGGGCACCGGATAAAAAATTCACTGCGTCACCAGATCAACTTCGTCAGTTGGTACTGGCAAAACAGTTGGGGGCTGGCGGGTTCGGAAAAGAATCAATGGACGTGGCTGGCAAAGCTCACGGTGCTGTTTCTGAGCTCATCAAAGCGATGAATGCTCAGACGAGTGCACTTGCAACAAATGCTAATGATGTTCTGCATAAAGGCAACGCAGATAAAAATGACACCACAAGAGCCGGAGCGGCCGTTACCAGCGCTAATGCAGCAGCCACAACTGCTCAGGCGCACGCTTCCTATTGGAACACACAGGGGAAAGTTGCTAATCTCACGCTCGAAGGCCAAAAGGCCGTTAACGAAGCGAATAACGCTTTCAACGAAACCATGTCCAAGCTTACTCCCGCTCAGCAAGATGGCGTTGAGGGAAGAAATGCGAAGGCTATCTTTAATGCTGCAACTGCTAAGTTTGGTCAAGCGCGCTTAGATACTCGACCCCCTACGGGTAAGGCAGGTATTGCACCAGAGGATGTGCCCGCGTACCGAAAAGATATTCTTGCACTTGGTCTTAGACCGCCGGAAAAAGTAGGTATGTTAGGCGGCAAGGATGACAGACAAGGCGTAGTTTGGGATGCGCAAAAGAACAACATAGACCAAGTTTATGGCGTGAATAAATTGAACGCTGCGCCTGGAGCTAAGACTCGGCTCGATCAGGCGATGAGTGAGCTACCTGTTCAAGGTGGCCGCAACAATACTGCTCCCGATGTTCCGGGCAGGCCTTTCTACAACACTGACACGAAGCAGCTTCGGGCCTTGGCCACTAAGCCAAGAGGCGTCAGTAGCGATGAGGCCAACCAAGCTCAAGCGGAGCTGGATTCCAGAGTGGGCGAACAAAGAATCAAAGGGTTCTAAAGATGGCTACGCTTAAACAGCTTCGTGAGTTTTTTCCGATGGCTGCGTCCGATGAGGACGCGATCAGCCGTGCATCGCAACAGTTTGGGATAGACCCCTCTGAGATTGCTAACGAAGTTGGGTATGACGTTGGTGGGGGTAGGCTGACTTCCAAGCGAATTGGAGGCTCGTTAGATAGCTATCAATCTGGCCTCTACGAGACCGGAGCTGCTGCGGCTGGAGCCGTGGGGCTTGGCGGCGCTAAAGCCTATATGGACCGCAAAGCGTCTGATAACAGACTTCAAGCGGAAGTTGCAGGATCGCGGGCTAGGGCACTTGGCGGAATCGACTCTTACAAAGACGTTGAAGGAGTTGGCACTGGCTTGAACTACTTGGGCGGATTAGCTGCTCAATCAGTACCTTACGTTGGTGAGGCTGCGGTTGGAGGTGTACTTACTCGAAGCGCGCTTACGGGTTTACGTGCGACTGTGGCAGCGGGGCGTGTTGCTGGTGCAACTGAAGAGGCAGTGACTGCGGCTAGAACGGCGCAGAAGGCCATTGATTTTCGCAGTGTTGCCGGTGCTACCGCAGCCAGCTACCCAAGCTCAATGGGAGACATTCTCGGCAATCAGCGCGAGCAAATTGAAATTAGTGGGGGCGAGATGCGCCCCGGCATGGCTGCACTGGGTGCTATTCCTTACTCACTGCTAAATGCAGGAACCGGCGTTGGCGGGCTAGCGGCTAGGGGCAATCTTGCTCGCAGCGGGGTACGTGCCCTTGATGATATGGACGGTTTTAAAGGCGGCTTAGCCCGCACGGGCGCTGCTGTTACTAGGGTGGCGGGCGCGGAAGGTGCTGGAGAGCTCGGTCAAGAGTTTGTGAACCAGGGGGCTGGCCGTATGGCGGTGGACCCTTACCAGAAGTTTTGGGACGATTCCGTTAACCCAGACGGCTCACCAACCAACCGCAATTCAACAGATCGCTACGCAGAGTCATTTGTCGGCGGCGCCGTTATGGGCGGAGCGACGGGAGTTATCGGCGGTCATCGCCGAAGCGCTGGCTACAAAGCTCCTGCGGAGCCTGTTTCAGATACCCAAGAGACTAATTTGTTAGCGCCAAATGACGGCACTGGGCCACCCACAGATTTGATTGGACCAGGTATTCCTCGTCAGGGCATTCAAACAAACATGTCGGGGTTTAACCAGGAGTTTCCTGAGAACCAATTTAGCCCGATAAACCGAGGTGGTGTTCCTGATGCTAACGTTGCTTCCAACATGGCCGAGCTACAAAACTTGCGGAGCCAAAAGAGCGGAATCGTTTCCTATTTACAGTCGCTTCAAGATAGTGGAAACCAAGATGCCTACTACCGCTTCTTGGACCAAGCGTACCCAGCTATTGACAAGATTGATGAAGCTATGGCTCCGCTGGAGCGACTCGAGGCAGCACAAAGAGACAGTGGGGGTCAACAAGGCTTTGACTTTAACAATGCTCAGCAAAATCAAAACGTTGGCGATTCTCTCATTCCTGCTACTGGAGTAGGCCCACAAGACCTAATTAACCAGCAGCTAGGCCTTACTCGCCCAGACGTTGCAGGCGCCACACAGAAGGAAAAAAACAAGTACCCAAGCTTGTTTGAAGACGCGGCCTCTGAGCAAACTGGTCAGGACATCTCTGACAGCGCTACAGACCAAACGGAGTTCAATGACACTGCGCTTCAGGACGTACAGCGACAAGCTGGAATCCTGCAGCAGCAACGAGTAGCTCAACAAAAACTTGAGGGCATGCAGAAAGAAGTGCAGGCAGAAACTGCACGAGTGGCGGCGTCAAACGCTCGGGGTACCGGCTTTGGTATCAAGGGCAAAGCTGCTCTCGATGTGTTCGATCAATTGGAGCAGTTCTTCGAACAGGGCAGAGCCACTGAGGCAGAGTTCAAAGAGAACGCATCCTTGCTAGCTCAACGCAAAATGGGTTCCGTTAAGAAGTGGATGGACGCCATCACAGGCACAAAAGCCGCTGCTAATTCACCCGTAGCTGTCCCCACCATCGCTGCACCCGCAGCACTAACCACGCAAGAAAATGGCACTCAAACCAATCAAACCGTCCAAACAGAAACGCAACCAAACACCCAAGCAGGAGCGCAAGCCTTGCCTACAAAAGGCGTCCGAACATTAGCCCGAGGAACCCTCGCAGCCTCACAAGCTGTTGATCCCGTTGCTACTGATGCTGTTGTTGCTACCGCTGACCCAATCGCTGACGAAGCTCCTGTAGCTCCAACTGAGTTTGTCAATGGAGTTCCGGTGCAGAAGCTATCTTATGTTGAGCCCGCTACAGGCTCTAAAGCATTAGATGAAGACGGCCTACCTTCTGTTGCGGCGATCCATGAAAAAGTTAAAGGGTTGTTACTGGCAAATGTATTGGGGCAGCACAGTCAAACCTATGAGCAATTTAAACTCAATCTTGCTCAAGTTACAGGCATGCAAGTTGAGACTGACCCCGAGACCGGAGTGGCTACGGTTATTCAGGCTAACAACCCTGTGCCTATGGCTCAAGTAGCTGCTAGTAACGGTACCTCGCGCCAGGCTATTTCGCAGAGCCTCAACGGCCGTGGAATTACCGACAAACTAATTGAGAAATTAGTCTTCAACGCCAACCCCACGAATTCAAGCTTTGACCCCGATGCCAACGAACAAGACGCTCCCACGGGAGACGACACCATTGACCCCACTGACAACAGAGCAGAAAAAGAATATGGGTCAGACGCTGTAGTTGAAGACGCTGCAGTTAACGGTGGTATGCGCGTGGAGAATTCTGCAGCGAAGGCAATGGGCGAGGGTCTTGTCACCAACGACGTAACTTATTCGCCCCAAGAAACAAAGCTGATTGGCAACTCAGCCAAAGCAATTAAGGAAGCGGAGTTCAGCCAAGGATCAATTGATGCGGCTATCGAGGGTAAAAGCGATAGGATGAAGAATGCAATTCTGGCCACAGCGGCGAAGCTCCAAATCTCTAGCAGCAGGGCCGTAGGGACAAAGGTTAAAACAACCGCTGATATTGCATTTGAAGGCAAGCGCTCTGAAGCGGCTAAAGCATCTTACATGCGTGAGCTTGCGCTTTTTTGGAATGGCCCTGATGGGGCAAATACTGCAAGCGACTGGAATGAGCGCACTGCGGGAAACTTTCCTGACTTCGATCAACTTACTACTGCCCAGCAGTTAAACTGGACGGCGGGTCTGTATGAGCTAACCAAGGAACAAACAAATGACCAAGAAGCCATTGACGCCCTCTTCACCCAACTCTCCAATGGAGTCCCCCGTAGTACGCAAGCCGACCGGAGCCTCGCAGATAACGCCAGAGGGATGGGCACAAATAGCGAACCTGCTGGAACGAGCGAAGGAGCTGGGGCTTCGGGACGACCAGCCCAGCCAGCCGCCCAAGTAACGGTCAAGAAAACTCGTAAGGTTGCGCAACCGGCTATTGCGGACGACTCACGCACCATCGACGGAACTGATCTAGTCCGCGAAGTCTCAGAGCAAGAGATGCTTCTGTTGGAGTCGGGCGTCGGCAGCTTGCCTGATGCTCAGCGAGGTGCTCTCGAGAAGGCATATGGAGAAAAAGCCGGTACTGAGGCGTTCTCCGCCAGGCTGCGTGAAGATGTCACCAACTACATCAACAAAGGCATTGAGTCTGTCTCTGCTGCCATTCGCCACATTATCAAGAGCGTTGCCGAAGGCGTACTTGCAGTTGGTATTGTTTTTAACCCAACAGCGTTCAGCAACAAGTTAGACCTTCAGCTAGCTCAAATCGTTAAGACTCAGGTAACTAGCCAGGTTAAAACTGAGGTCCCTGCTAACGCCAAGGCAAAGATGTCTACGCAAGCTCAAGGTGTCTACGAGTCGATGGCTCCCACTGCCGCCAAGCTAGGTAAGGGCTTCATCATTGCAGACAAGCCGATGGGCATGGTCCACATCTTTAAAGCTGATGGCTCAGTGCTTGTTCAAGACGCAGCTTTGTACGGTAAAGATAAAGGAGATACCTTAGACAGTAAATCTTCTCTGCAAGGCGGTCCTAAGACTACTCCGGCTGGCTCATTCCACCTGGAAGCAATGGACGATAAAGACTATACCGGCGGTAAAGTTCTATCCCTCGTCGAGAGCCGAGACTCTACAGGTTACGTTGCGGTTCACTCCGTGTACTTGGGTGACCCCAAAGAGCAGCGAGTTGAGCGCTTTAAATCAGCAAACCCCGATGATCGCCGAGTAAGCTTTGGCTGCATCAACACGACTGAGGATACGTTTGTAAATAATGTGCTTCCAGTTATTAATGAATTCAACGGCGGCATGATATTTGTGATGCCCGAAGCTCAGGAAAACACTGCGGCCATGTTCCCCGCCCAGACAGTAACTACTGAGGTTGAGCAAGCTGAAGGGGGCGTTAAAACTGCGGATGCTCGTTTAGGAGCGCTTGGCAAGAACGATGAAGTCGTTGCTGAGAAAGTAAGACTGTCTCAAGGCAACAAAACCCAGAGCAGCACCGTAGCCCGAGTAACTTCCGAAGTTAAAGGCCTGATGCCCATCAGCTCTCGTTTGGTTGTAGTCGAATCATTTGCTGACTTGCCTTCTCATGTGCAGCAGAGCGTAGCTCAACAGTCTGCCGACGGCAAAACTGTTCAGGGTTTTATCCTTGGCGGCAAAGCCTACTTGATTGCAAAAAACATTGCCCCCGGTAAAGCCCGTGCCGTTTTTATGCACGAAGTCGGCTCTCACCTTGGGCTTGATAACCTTTTGTCCCCAGAGCAACATGCCGCATTGGCGGCTAAAGTGTCTGAGTGGGCTGCACGCAACGACGGCTCTCGGGAATCTAATCTAGCCCAAGCCGCATTGGCAAGGGTTGAGCAGGCGGGGGTAAGCGAAGAAGATCGTAACTCTGAGCTGATCGCTTACTTCATTGAAGAAGCTGTGAACGCAGGTATTGATCCTACAGCTAACAGCTACAAGTCCGACTTGGATCGATGGTTCCGCACTGTGTGGGCTGCTTTCAAATCAGCAATGCACCGCCTCGGTGTAAACCCAGATAAGTTGACCGCTCAAGATATGGTGGACATGGCTTACGGCGCTGCAAAGTTGGAGATGAATGGTGCTTGGCATGGTACTGCAGCGGAGTTTAAAAAGTTTAACCACAAGTATATGAACAGCGGAGAAGGCGCCCAGGCTCACGGCTGGGGTTCGTACTTTGCTCAGGCTCCGGGAATTGCCAAAGGGTACTTTGAGCGGGACGTAAAGAACAAGACAGGCAAAGGCTCGATTCCTCCACAAGGTAACTTGATGCGTATCGATTTCAATGTTGCAGAGGACGAATGGCTTGACCTAAACGAGAAGTTAAATGAAAGAAATTTGCAGCTCCTCGAAACCAACTTGCCCAGCACGTTAAAAGATGATTTGGTGGAGGCAGTTAACGAAGAACTAAACGAGATGGACGGGCGGGACCTGTATCGCGGCTTAGTATTCTTGGAAAAACTAGATGGTTCGGTATCTGATTTATTTAAAGACACTGAGGCGTACAACGCCAAGCTAGCTAACAAAGACGCAGATCAAATAGTATCCACTTACCTAGACTCTATCGGAATCAAGGGCAGCAGGTTTTTGGACGCAAACAGTCGCACAGATCGCAGAGGTAAGTTGTTTATTGATGGGCAGCGAGTCAAAGCTTTGCCCTCCATGGAGTTTGGGGAGCGAGACGGCATTGAGCGGCTCATGGTTAATGATGGTAATTTAACCGAGGCTCTCAAAGAAGCAAAGAACGAGGCGCTAGGCACACAAGAAGAAATCAAGTACCTCGAGTCACTGCAGGGCAAAGAAATAAGCTTAGAAGGCGCTAGTCAAACTCAAAATCTTGTGGTTTTTAATGACGAAAATATCCAGCGCGTAGCTTCCCTTAAAGGGGCGGACAAAGGCAAAGTGCAGTTCTCCGTTGCCGCTAGCCCCAGTGCTGCTGCAGCAGTCAAATCTATGGCTCGCTCTGTAGGCGGTCGCTCTGCTGAGTCGCTGGCTATCAGCGGCATGCACTTCGCACGCAAAGCTGCTCTCTCGATGGAGTCGCTCCACAGTTTAGTGGATCGTTTTGAAGGCCGTATCCCTGCTATTCGCCCTTGGTACAACGCAATGATTGCTACATCGAGCCGACGCCGTGAGCTGGAAGCGTCAGCCGAAAAAGTGTCTGCAATGGCCACGAAGCTAAAGGACTCTACGGCAGTAAACCAGTTTATATCTGAGTCAACTGTCGACCAGAAATGGGGTTATGACCCCGGCTTCAAGAACCGTAAGAAGCCAGTGGTATTGGATGCCGCAATGAAGCAGAAGTTCAATCGCCTCACAGCGCCTGAACAAGAAGTAGTTAAAGCAGTCTTTGCCCACGGCGAAGAAATGTCTGAGGCTAAGAACAAGATTCTTAAGACTCTTGGTATTGATGACATCTTCACCAGCAAGGGCAAACTTGAAGGACCATACGCTCCACTCAAGCGCTTCGGTAATTACATTTCAATCCTAAAGTCCAAAGAGTTGGTGGCGGCACTAGATGAAAAAACTGGCAACGCTGCGCTAGCAGACAAGCTCAAGTCTAGTCCAGACAACTACGTGGTGACTTCCTTTGACACGATGGGCGAAGCCGAGCTCCACGCTAAAGATAATGCTGCTGACTTCCTCGGCGGTACGGCTGATGCTTTCGAGAAGTCTGTGCGCGTTGATGCTGATCGAGTCATGAATCCTGCTCTGTTAGCAAAGGTAATGGCTGCTGTGAACGCGAGTGACATACCTACAGAGGCGCAAGCGGCCGTGCACTCACTCGTACAGGACATGTACTTTCAGTCCCTCGATGAGCAAAACGCTCGTACCTCGGGGCTTAAGCGTAAGAATCGTGCGGGCTATGAAGCTGACATGATTCGTTCGTTCTTGTCTAACGCCCGCGCAGAAGCAGGGTTCTTGGCAAACATGGAGCACGGCGGTGACATAAACCGACAGTTCTACGAAATGCAGAAGGGGGCTAAAGATGCGCAAGGTAAACGGGTCCACCAGACCGAGTTCAACACACTTGCAGCTCACTACGCTGACAGCTTGAAGTACACCAAGACTCCTTGGCAAGACGCACTAATGGCGGGTACTGCTGCTTGGCAGCTTTCAACGAGCCCTGCTTATCACTTGGTTAACGCGATGCAAGGCATCATGGTTACTGTGCCTCGTTTGGCTGCTGACTTCAACGATTACACCGGAGCTTGGAGTGCTCTTCTTGCTGGCTACGGCACGCTGAAGCAAACTGGTATGTGGGGGAATATCAACTTATCCAGAGTCAGCAACCCAGGTCTTCGTGCTGCGCTTCAGAAAGCTGCCGATATGGGCGTACTGGATGTCGGCTTGGATGAGGACTTAACTCGCCTCGAGGCGACTCGAACTGGTGTGGCGGCAATCGACCGTTCAACAGGTCTCGCTCAGACAGCGCTTCACAAGTTGCGTCAAGTATCACGCGCAGTGGAGATGGCTAACCGTGTGTCCTCCGCTACAGCGGGCTACAACATGTCTATTGCCAGGGGAGATGGCGAGGCAGCAGCTCAAGCTTACGCAGTGCGCCTTCTTCAGGACACGCAGGGTGACTTCAGCCGCACCGATGCACCGTTGATACTTAAGAAGTTGCCTAAAGTTGTGACCCAGTACAAAAAGTACCAGTTCATGATGGCAGCGCTTTACGTTAAGGCGTTCCAACAAGCGTTCAACAGCACAGACCCTGAAGTTAAGGCCATTGGTCGCCGGATGCTAGCTTACAAGTTGTTCCATACAAGCATGGCTGCGGGCGCTCTTGGCATGCCGCTGGCTAACGTGGTTGGTATGGTGTTCGCAGCCCTTGGCGGCGATGACGGTGAGCCACCTGATCTTGAGCGCACGTTGAGGGAGTTGATTGGCGACGAGGACATGGCAAACATTCTTCTGCACGGCCCCTTAAGTTATCTTGGTGTGGACCTTTCCGGCAAGCTCGGCGACGATAAGATTTTCTCCATTTTGCCTTACGGTACTTGGGACTTCTCTAGCGCAGCAGGACTTATAAAGACTGCGGCTTCACTTGCTGGACCCGGAGTTTCTCAGCTTGGGAAAATGGCCGACGGCGTGGGCCTCATCGGTAAGGGCGAGCTAGGTAAAGGCACTGAGAAGCTGATGCCAAGCGGTATTGCAAACGCTATGAAAGCTTTCCGTATTGCTAACGAAGGGTTCACGCTGAAGAACGGAGATGTGATGTTCCGGCCTGAGGACATTAACGGTATGTCCCTTGCATTGGATGCGTTGGGCGTGCCCTCTGCGGCTTTGAAACGAATGGAGTGGATACGTAGCCAGCAGTACGAGATCAGCCGCTTCTACACTGACCAGTCGAGCCAGATCAAGCAAGAGTATGCGGCGGCAACTAAAGACGGAGACTACGAAGTTCAGGCTCAGTTGAGAGCTGATTGGATGGCGCTTCAAGGTGGCAAGGCCAAAATGCGTCAATACTTCGGTGATTCCCAAGACGCGCTTAAAGCACAGCCGCTAACTACGCTACTGAAGTACCCCTCAACTAAGGCAGAGAGAGAAGCCAAGCTGCAAAGAGCAGCTCAGGTCTCTAACTAAGCAGCGGCCACCTCGGAGCTAGCATCAGGGGCAGGGGTCTCGATGGTAGCTCTGGCCATGGAGATGACCTTTCCATCTGTGTCGGGAAGTACCCTGTCCCAATCCGCGCCAATGGAGCGAAGCATGCGGCGCGTATCTACCTTCATGCAACGGCTGCGGGCATCAGCGTTGTCCTTCATCCCCTTGTGGAAGTTGTAGTACTCAGTGAAGTGGTCTTTGGTATCTCCCGTAGCGTTCTTGAAAGGCACCAAGATTTCGCTTCGGCGGCACTCGGTAATGATTTCGCGTTCGCTGACCTTGTTCTCCGCACACCAGTCGCGAAAGGCACCCGTTGATACGTAGGTGAACCCCGAACTGATAACGTGGCGGGCGATAGGCTTGTCTGGGGCGCGTAGGTTAAGCGCCATATCGAAGTGACCCCGTGAGTGGCCTTGGTGTGTCTCCGCCTCAGTCACCAACGTGCGGTTAGCGCAAGAGGCAAGCATCATCGTCATCAACTCAGGCCCACTGGTGGGGGTGTGGGTATCCTTAATGAACTCGTTACCCGCGTCAAACGCCAGCTTGAATTCACGAATCAGGGTATCGGTATCAAACATGGCCAAGCCCATGCGCTCACAGAACGCCTGAAGGCACAGCATGGCTCCCAAAACTCGGTACTGGTAGCGAGCCCCTTGCTCAGCGTCTCCGAGCAACTGACGGGCTTTAATTACGTTGTGCATGACCAGCTCGTTCATCTTGGCCTGACCTTGCTTACAAATCCAGTACTCGAGCACCGCACCAAAGGCTCCTGCGCAATCCCGATCGATCGCTGCTGAACCAATGTCGTAGTTGTCCAGATTTCCACCTTGCTTAGAGTCGAACTTTTTAATGTTATCGACGTTCAGTTCCATCAAACGATTTTGAATGGCAGTGCTATCTGTACCTACTGCGGCAATCATGTCTCGCTGTGAGCGGTTAGTGGTAATCATGTTGATGAGTGCCCATGGAGCCTTAACCACAAGGTCTCCGTCCTTGGTGGCACGTTCGCGGGATGCCCCATTGCCAACCATGTTGACCATCGAGCTGATCGAGGTTTCCTTGGTGTCCCCCATCTCATCCATGCTCATTGGCATCGTGCCCCATAAGGACAGCTTGGAGCTGCGGGCAATGTCTGTTGAACCGCTAGAGTTCGAGTCTTTTACTAGAACTGATTTGTTGCCGTAGGCCATCATGATTGTCTGAACTACAGCCGTTTTGCCGCGTCCAGTTTCACGACTGAACAGGGATACGCTAAACCCGTTTGCGGGCAGATCAATACCTCGCGTGTATGCGCCAGTAATAAAGGCCATGAGTGGGCTGCAAAGGCCGAGCATGATGGCTAGTTGGTACTTCTCTAGGCCGGGAGCATCGTAGTAGTTCTTAACAAAGTCTCTGTACTGGCGAGAGGCAGGGACCAACGTAGTGGCCCAGACTTCCTTCCCCCAGGTTCCATTGCTCGTAGGCGGTAAGGGCAGGGGGAACCGGTTAGCAACTGACTCTAGTGACTTGCCCAGCATCGCTATTTGAATTTCGCCACTGCTAGTGATGTAGTACTTTCCGTGGGCGCACACCATGTCGCCGTTTTCCAAAATTCGCAGACCCATGCGGTCATTTATCTTGTCGCGGTGATTTGAAGTTTTGATGCCGTGCAACATGGAAAGAATAAATTGGCTCATAGCGGCGGGTGCTCTTTTGTTTGAGGTTAGGTGAATGGCTTTTCCTGCAAGGTATCTAAGCAGGTCAGACCGGCTAGCGATAAGAGATTGGTCGAGCACATACGTTTTCACGCGCCCGTTTGACAGCAAGTGCAGTGTTACCAGTGCGTTGTCTTCCGTAGCAAGAGCCTCTGCCCACTGACCAAGCCAAAAGATGTCGTTAGTAAAAGGAACCAGAATCTCGCTTTGAACAGTGTCTCCGTCCGCGCTCTCGGTCTCCACGATCATCTTGTGTACGAGGGTGTTGATGAGCCCCTTTTGAACTGAGAATTTAGCGGGGATCATGCCGTCCCATGGGTCTCCAGTGGGCGCGGGTGGCCTAGCGGGAGCAGGCTGTTGATCTGGCGGCAGCGCCTCCACTTGCTCAGGGTTCAGATAACCCAGCAAGATCGGAGACTTCACCTTGCCTCGGTACTCGCAGCCCATGCAGGCGTTGGTGTGCTTACCCAGCTCTGCGCATGTTGTAGGTCCCGTGGCCCACGCGTTGAACTTGCGCTCGGTGCTCACCTCGTCGTAGTCAGGGTGGCCTGTGCTTAGCATCTGCGCGGCCTCTACGCCCTCCACAGTGAACTTCACTACGCCAAGCATGGCACGCCAGAACGGCTCTTGCACATCGCCTTTAACAGCATTGATTTCTTGCATCGCACCGCAGTGCTGAAGAATCTTGTGGATGGACTTGGGTGGCCCCTCAACTGTCAGGCCTAGATCAGCGTTAACGTCCATGTTGAACACGCGCTCAGCCGCTTCGGGAACTGCACCAAGAGCTAGTGCTAGAGCGGCAGGCTCATAGCGTGATCCGGTGTCGGCAACCAAGCTAACTAGGTTCCCATTTTTGTGGGTAGTCCCCAGTGGACGCAGAACCCTTGCAGTGTCGGACGTGACCGTGGGGTCGATCAGTAAGCCGCTAGCCCGAGCTACTCTGCCCAGTGCCGTAGCAAGAGGCTTCCAGTCCTCTGGTGTCAGGTCTTCGGTCAGGCAGTAGTAGATGTGCCAGCCCTCGCCGCTAGATACAAGGAAGCTAGGTTTGATACCACTGTCCTTGATGAACACCGTGATCGCCTTAAGCGCCAACTCACGAGTTTCATAGACATGCTGCGGGTCGCGGCTGAACTTATCAGCCCCAGCATCTACGTCTAAACGCAAAGAACACAACGCTAACACGTTAGCTTGTGTGCGATTTTCAGGCGATTTGAATGACTCGACAGCGAAGTAAACGCCGTCTTCAGTGCCGAATTCTAGGGTTAACTCGGCAAGTTCTTCTGTGGACTCAGCCCAGACGTGGGTTCGCGCCGGAAGTTTTAGAAGGCAATAGTGCCCTGATTGCGGTAAAACCGCTTGATAAAAATTGTGCAGCATTGGGACCCCGGATTAAGCACCGCACGGCGGCGATTGTTATGTTTGCACTACGTCTTTTTGACGTAAAGCCCCACTTTTGACTGCTTCCTTAATGGCTAACTGCCTCTTTGCAGTGGCGATAGAAGTAGAAATCGGCAGTTCTTGCATCTCAATTGCAGACTGCATAGCCTCAACTACCTTGCCAATCTTTAGCTTTATGTAGCGGTGGGGAGCCATCTTACCGCTTACCCATAGGTTTGTAGTTGTCCGACTAACGCCTGTTAGTAAAGAAAACTCGAGCTGCGTTAACCCTGCTCGTTTTATGACAGTGAAGTCCATGATTATTCCTTGAATGTGCTGGTTACGTTCTCCAGCGTCGGTAGTCAATCCGACCGTTTCAAGGAGACTCAATCGTCCGAATTTCCGAGGAGCATGTCCAAGTCACCGAGCAGGTCATCCATGCCGGTGGAAGTAGCCGCTTTAGGAGCGGGCTTTGGAGCCGGTGCGACCTTGGCTGCGGGTTTAGCCGCAATGTCTTCCACATCAAAGTCGTCCATCGCAGGAGCTGGCTTCGGTGCGGGTTTTGGTGGTGCAACTTTCGGTGCAGCAGCTTTGGCAACTACGGCCTTGGCGCTGATTGCAGCATCAAGCTCATCGGTATCCACAAGAGCTGGCAACTCGAGCGCTTCGTTATGTACTGCTAGTCCAACGATCTCGCGCACAGTCTCGTTCTCGTAACTTGCGTGGGCTTTGGCGTAGGTGGTGTCGTCCAGCAGGCCGGTCAGCTTGAAGGTCAGCTTGGGGCTTGCAGCTTCCTTGTCGAAGCCAACCTTCATCACTAGGGCGTTGTACGGAATGCCACGGGTCTCGGCGGCTTTGACGGCCTCTGCAAAGGCTTTACGCGATGCAGGCGGTACACGCAGTAGGAACGGGTCTTCAATGTGCGATGGGTCAGCTACAGCGAGTCGTGTGTTCATGGAGCACTCAGTGCCGACACCGCCAGATTTCCCACCCCATACTGCACGGGCGCATATTTGGCATTTCTTAGACTGCGGCTCTTGAGCCTCTGGGCTAGGGGCGATGCCGTCGTTGGAGAAGCAGGAAGGGACTGCGCCATCGGACTCGCCTTCCACGTAGGCTTTAGCGTAGAACACACGGCTCTTCGTGTTAGCACGCACAACTGTAAGCGTGATGTTTTGCATGACTTCATCTGGCTCGTCTTCGCGCATCAAGACTTTCTTCTCGCCGTCTTTGGACAAGGTGAAGACTTTGCCCTTGATGGACAGCACAGGAAAACTTGCGCTTGCGGAGACCACATCGCGGTTGATGCTTGCCAGTGCTGCTTTGTTAGCGAGGTAAGCGGGGAGGGCGGCACCATTGCCGAAGGGAATGATATTTGACATTTATTTTCCAGGTTTAAATTAACTTCTAAGAATTTGCACAACTACCGCTTCACGCCAGTTTAGACCTGGGGGCAGGTCATCGTTGGCAGCACGGTACTCATCTACGGCGGTCTTGTTGACCCGCTTGTCTAACATGTTCCACAGCTCATTCTCCTTGATGAAGCTTAGAGCTATGTCCCAATCCGCCACTGTGGCGCTCGATGTGGTCTTTTTGTAAGCAGTCCCTGCTGCAGTTTTCACTGACAACTGGCCGCTCTCGTTCATAGAAGTTAGAAGCCACTTCTCTATCTTGTCCATGCCTTGGTCATACTTAGCTTTATCAGCCTCGTACTTGGCCTTGAGCACCGCTTTCGCGTCTCGCATCGCTATGTATCTTTCAACAACAGCGGCCTGATCTATAACTGTAATCATAGCCATTTCTCCTTCTAGTGTAAACTATTATAACTAACATGTGTTAGTGCTTCAAGCGTTTTTTTGGTTCATCGGACTTCCTTAAGTAGTTCCAAAAGTAGACCCTGCATCTTCTCTTTTCCTTGCAGGCGGGCGTAAATCTTCCTCTCCACGTCGGTCGCTTCGATGTTTACGATCAGCGTGTTGAGCTTCTGTCCGGGGCGCACAATTCGGGCGTTAGCCTGTTGGTACGTCTCGTTGGAATTTATGGGGGCAAACCAAACTATCACGTTAGCCTTGGTCAGCGTTAGTCCGTGAGACAAAGTGCCGGGGTTAGCGACTAACACGCGAGGGTCTTTGGCCTGTTGGAACTCTTGAAAGATGATGTCCCGCTTGGTCTTGCTAGTGTCCCCGTGAACGATGGCGACCGAAAAGTGCTTGGCTAGCTCGGCAGCAACAGCCTTTAGCGCAGCGGTCAGCGGCACGAACACGAGCACCTTGCCCTCGGCCTCCTCGATGATTTCCCTAACCAGCTCGATGCGGTTGGTGGCCGGTATCGCCACTTCCCCAGCTTCTCCGTAAGCCACGCCACAGCAGATTTGGATCAGCTTACTGAGCTTGACCGCTTCATTAATCGCACTGATCGCACCCCCCGCCGTCTCGGCCTTGAGCTTCTTGAGCATGTCGTTGAACGCTACCTTCTGCTCAGCCGTCAGTTCAGCTTGGCGGGTAACGAACGTGGTGGGCGGTAGATCAATGCAGTCTTCTCGGCTGAACCGGATGCTCGGCTGCATGGCGTGCTTCACCAAATCTAGCGCGCCGTCCCTGGCTCCCCACTTGAACTTAGTGAGTGGGCGCATTACCGAGTCCCTGAACTGCCCGAAGTACTTTGGCACTCGGCTCGGCTCGATCAAGCGGCACTGCGCCCAGGCATCGGTTGGCGCATTGGGGGTGGGCGTGCCGGTCAAGCCCCAGACCCAGCTCTTCTCTTTAACCAGTCTGAACAGCGCCTTCCAGCGGTCGGTGGCGGCATTGCGGAAGCTTGCAATCTCATCGATGACGATAACGTCTAGCCCTTCCTTTTCGGAAAGCATGCGAAGTAGCTCTTTATTTTTTAAGCCGTCGTGGTTGATGATGTAAACGTCGTGGTCTACGGCCAATAGCTTTTGGCGCTTCTCCTGACTCCCGTGCAGCACGGCGAAACTCATGTCAAAGAAGTTTGTAAAAATCTCATCGCCCCAAGCCCGCTCTAAGGTAGACAGGGGAGACACAACCAGCATTCGCTTGACCGTGCCCGCCTTGCGCAGGTAGTCGAACGCCCACAAAGCGGCTAGCGTCTTGCCGCTGCCCATGCCGTTTAAGCAAAAGGCGCGGGGATTGGTAGTCAGGAACTCCGCAGTGGCGCGTTGGTGGATGAAGGGCGTGAACTTGCCAGGAAACTCGTAGTAGCTAGATATGGGGGCAGGTGCATCAAAGCCTAGGTTCTTCAGCACGCGAACCTCGTCCTCCCTGTGCGGCACTGCAACCAGCGTATGGCCCTTGACTTCCACGACCTGCGCCGTGGGAATCACCGCAGTGATGCGCTCAGGGTTACGACTGTTTATCAGCAGCTTCTTGTGTTTTTTTACTACGAGCATTTAGTTTTTCCAGTACGTCGGAAGGTTTAAGGTGGGTGTATCGCTTCAGGGTGGCCCAACTGCGGTGGCCAGAGATAAGCGAAACTTCTTGTATTTCTAGTCCCTGTGCAAACAGTCTGCTGATACCCTCATGCCGCAAATCATGAAGGTGCAAGTCTTCGATACCTAGCCGATTACAGGCTCGCTGGAACCCGGCGGAGACCGACTCGGGGTTATATGGAAAGATACGGGCATCTATCTTGGGCAGCTTATCTATGATTGCTGCAGCGGGGGCCGGCACAGGGATAGTTTCATTTCGAACTCGGTGCTTGTCTTTGGTGTCGTATAGCGTGATCTGAACCCCGTTGTAATCTTCCCATCTCATCTCGCACAGTTCCTCACGGCGGCGCGGTAGCTCGATGGCTAGGCGCAAGTAGGCGGCCATGGGAATCTTAGTTGAGGGGTAGGCAAAGATTCTTTTGAACTCGGCTTCCAGCCGGTCTAGCTCATCCTCGGTAGGGCGGCGCTCCCTGACCTCGCTCTTGTGTACTACGCCGATTCGGCTAAGCGCGTTGATAGCGTCTTTAACAGTGTCTCCGTTAATGTCCAGACCGTACATTGCTTTGGCGGCATTAAGCATCCCTTGGATGGTGGTCAAGTTATGCAAGATGGTGGCTCCGCCGGTTTTGCCGGTCGCAGCTCTTCGCGTAGCAAAATCGGAGAACACCTTTGAAGTAAGCGCTGAGAGCTTAACGTTAGCAAACTCGCCAGACAGTTGGTCAAGCTCCCACGCCATTTGCCTTCGGATCGGCTTGTCGGGGTCTACGGAGCTTAAAGTTTCCTTGTACTTTCCAAGCAGGTCGCCTAAAGTCTGAGTAGCTAGCAGGCGCTGAGGGATGCCGTGGACTTCGATGACTGCTTCAGCTTTCTTAGCCCACTCTTTAGCCAGCTTCTCGGTTTTGAAAGTCCGCCTCTCCTCGTACACTAGGACACCATCTTTCTTCTTACGAATCCAAGCCTGCCATGAATCACCACGTTGCCTTATCAGTGCCATATTTATATCCAGTGTGCCTAAGTGTGCCAAGTGTGCCATTGGCGGTGTGCCAAGTCTATCATGGCACACTGTTTGGCACACTTATATCTCAAAATAGAGCATAAATACACTAACATAAACAGACTCAAAATGAACTTTACAGAGGTAAACTGGGCTAGAAGAGTTAGTGTAGCACCTATGATGGACTGGACGGAGACCCGCATGGATGCTAGCTTTCAAGACATTTCAATCCCCCATGAGACCTTTGGCACACTAAGCAGTGTCGGTCTGTCCAGTCAAACTTGAGAGTTGGCCCAGTCAACTTGCGCAGTGGCAGCTTGAGCATCTATGAAGGTAGCAAGGTCTTCAACTTTCACCATCCAAGGTGAGCGTTGGTTTGCAATAGGTCTGTATGCAGGGAAGGGCAGTTCATGACTACTCGCCTTGCGAAGTGCCACTGGATAGCTCAGACCAAGATACGGTCCGCAGATGTCGATCAGCTTAAGAGTTGGAGCTTTGTGCACAGCTAGTAGCTGAAGTTCTGTTGGTGTCATTTGCGCTCCTTCTTGCTGGTCTCGGACTTCATGGAGCCACTGGGATTACGGCTGAAGCTGCGATTAGATGAGGCGGATTCCAGCTTGGTGTTGGCTGCCGTTGCGCTGCCGCCTTTAGAAAAGGCAACCTTGTGACTCGCGTCCTTGCCGTCACCTTTGGAGCCGATTCCTGCTTTTGTAAGCTCGCGGTTCTGCTTTACGTTATCTGCGCGGTGAGCTCGTGCATCGGGTTTGGAATCAACAAGCGCACCTTGTTTTACGTAATCCCGTTTACCGTTGGTCATGTATGGCATCAAAATACTCCTTCAAGTTGGGACACGTCGTCGATGACGATCGACCGGCCACCGGCTGCACTGATAGCCTGAAGTTGGCGTTCCTGCATGGTGGTCGTGTTCTTAATCTTTCCTGGGGCCTTGGTCTCGATGCCCACGAAGCGGCCTTGGTGGCAGACCAAGAAGTCCGGGACACCGCTCGAGCCAAACCCAGTTCCAGCAGGCATGGTGTACCAAGCACCTAGAGTAGCAAGGTACTTCTTGACTTCAGCTTTGACCTTGCCTTCGGGCGTCATATCGGAACAGCCGCTTTAAGAGCTACTAGTCTTTCAATGTCCACCGTCAAGTCTTCAATCTCATCAACTGCATTTCGCAGGTGATCTAAATAGACTAACTGCTCGTGAGTCGGATAGCGCAAGTTATCTAGGTACTGGATAACTTCTTTGGTTGTCAGATTTGTTAGTCGCATTTGATTGTCTCAGTTTTCTGACGGGGGGTATTCATGTTAGTCTTTTCCACAGAATTCGCAGAGTGTTTTCCCTACTGGGCACCAGTTTTTGCATAAACCTGATGGCCGAGGCAAGAACTCATCGGTAGAAACTGAAGTTTCCATCCGCTTAACCCTCGGTAAAAACTCCTGCCAAATTCCTGGCGCATCGCTTTTGCTGAAATCTGCTGTGTCTGTCTTGTTGTAAGCCAGCCAGAGATAGCCAGTCTTAACCCGCTCTAGGTAGGGATGCATCGCAAATGTGGTGGCTGCAAACAGCTTGAGCTGGTCGTGGTCGACCTTAACCTTGCCCGTTTTGTAGTCGAGGATGACCGCAGATGTGGGCTGGATGATTGCCAAGTCAATGACGCCGCGAACCCAAGCGTCCTTTGCAGAGAACTCTGTTGGGCGTAAGGTGTTAGTAAGCGCGAACTTGGTTTCAACTAACTTGCGTCCTCGTGCAGCCCGCAGTTTCTTAACCAATGGAGCATAGTTAGTGTATTTACTAGCTAACATCTTTTCACCAGAGACGGCGTCTTCCAGTGCCTTGTGCACCTCGTTGCCATGTATCGTAGCCTCGGTCTGAGGCTCCCGAATTAACTTGTCGATCTTGGTAATCTTGAACCTGCGGGGGCAGGTCTCGTAGGCTGTGAGGCTGGAGTAACTCCAAGGGATGACGCTGCTCATCTCACAGTACCATTTAAGCGGTCGCCTACCAGCTTGGCATAGCCAGCAATGTCATCCCACGAGTCAGCGTAGTTAGGGTCACCATTTAAAATGCGGGCGATCTTGTGAACCACCATCTCCAGAGACTCCATCTGGTCATCGCCTAAACGAGTCCAACCGGGATGCCTGTGCATGACCGACTTTAGGTCTTGAGCGATCTTTGCCTGACCCACAAAAAGGCCATAGCGCGAACCTCGTTCTGCAAGAATTGCAACAATATCGGTGTGTGTGTTAGCGCCCATAGTGCAGTATAGCTTGATGTATGTCATGTTGTGTTAGTTTATGCACTAACTTGCGCAACTAAATTTAATTCGGTTGTTGTGGTCTTAGTTCCCCAATGAAAAAACCCACCGAGTGGTGGGTCTGTAGATCGTGGAGCGTTGCTCAGCTCTTGTAGGGGTCGAACTCCAGTGCTTGCAGCAGAGCTTCCAAGGATGCGTCCGGTCTTCTGCGCTGGCTCTCGGGTTTAACTGCTTCAGCCCGGGCTCGGGTTTCCCGCTCGTCAAGATCGGAGTCCACAGCGCTCCAGAACCTAGCCAAGGTCTCTTGCATCTTCTCTTTCTCTAGCTTCACACCATGCGGGCCTCGAGCTGCCTCCAGGAAGCGATCTCGCTGTTCTTTCCATGCAGCCGACTGACGGCGCATAAATTCGAGGCGGGCAGTGCCAATCAGCTTTTCTCGCTCTGGGCGGAGCATGTTCTCGATCGCAGCAGCACGACGTTCTCGCTGCCTTTTCTGGTCCATGAACATTCTCATGTACTCAGTTTTATCGTACTCGTCCGAAGCTTTGTCTTTGGTGAGCCGATCAAAACCAGCCTCTGCCCGTCGCTTCTCTACAAGCTCGATCACTCCGTCGTAGCCGGTAGGGTTTGACTTTTTAAGAGCGATGAGCGGGTTCAACACCGCAGCATCACCACTGAGCTTGACGGGGAAGTTGTTAGTGGCGATGGGTAAAAGCACCGTTAGTGCTTCAAACATTTCGTGAGCTCGAGGTGATGCTATCAGGGCATTAACTGCATCCCGCAACAGTTCTCTGTCAATCATTTGATGTCCTAGTAGTAGTGGTCAGTTAGTTAGCTCATATCGTTTAATTCGCGTATATGTTAGCTAATTTATGTTTTGATGTGTTAATGATACACCTAACCCTAGCCCGAACATGGACATCTGGATACCTATTTAAGGAACTAACTTGTCATGGTAGTAAATGTCACCGTAGTAGAAACAAATTGTCATACTAGTAAATATAAGCAACTGTTATTTAGCCGCCCCATAGGTCTGCGCCACGTCTCCACTACTAGATACAACAAGCCCCGGCCACCACCTAGGCGACTGACCCATAACCCGCTGCAGCTCAATTAACAAGCCATCTGCCTCTTTTTCAGGCACGACATAAACTAACTCATCGTGAACTCGCAGGGCAGGGCGCAGCCTGGTTGATTTAAAAAAGTCTAACGCGCAGTCAAATATAGAGTCCCGAGCTAACGCCTGAACAATGTTCTCGTCGATCTTTCCAGCGTAGATGCGTGCTTTGTGCCTGCTATTTGCGTAGACCCACTCTTGCTTATCTGTTTTTTCGTTAGTCTCTTGGCGCAGGTCAGGGTAGCGGATAACACGCCCGCTCGGCAGATGGATACCTTGCTTACTGGTGTACGTCATGCCCCATGGATCGATCTTGGCTTCTCGGCCATCATAAATATCTTGCAGTGCAGCATGGCAAGTTCTCCAGCCCGTGACGATTTCAGAGTACTCGGTACGCCAGCGGAACGTAGTGACCTCTGCATCGGGCAGGGACAGCTCAATGCCGCCCATTAGTTTGGCAACTCTCTGAAAGGTAGGCGCACCGGCTCCGAACCCGAGGCCGAGCTGGGCAACCTTAGCAAGCTGCCGCTCTGACTTAGTGACCTTGGATACATCCTTGAGGTACATGTTGGCTGCGAACGACTTGTACAAGTCAGCATCTTTATCCGCCTGGTACAGCTTCATACTGGAGCCGACCTTCCATAGGAAATGGTTGACCCGCAGCTCGATACCGGACTGGTCAGAGACGATCACCTTGTAGCCCACTGGGGCGCGTAGGCAGTTACGCAGCGCATCGCTAGTTTTAGGGGCAGGGCCGATCCTAGGTAAGTTCTGAGGGTTGTAGTCCTCTCCACTATCTCGTCCCGTGGTGTCAGCACCGCAATATCTCAGCGGGATAGGCAGCTTGCCGCCCGCTAAGTTTCCAGCAGTCAGGAACTTCTGGATGCGAGTCTCGAGCAGGGTGGACTTAACTTCCAACCTTACTCGTGTAGCCTCGGCCACGATGGGGTTGTCGTGCTCTTGCATGTCGGTGAACGCTTCGTCTGACTTGGCCAGTGCAGGCACCATCTTGCCGCTTTCTGGGTCTGATGGGCTTGGCTTCATCGGCACTTCAACGCCTTGGGCAACAAGAATCTCCGAAAACTTGGCGGCAGACGCCATTTGGGAGCGAACCTCCTCGACCATGTCCTCTTGCGGGCGGGCATCACCAGCTTCATCCAAGCTAGACACGCTTAGAAGCTTTGCTAGTGTCATCAGCGA